CTGACTAGCTGACTTAGGTCGAACCATATTCTCAGCCATCTTCCACTTCAATAGGTAGTTAGTTCCCATTACCATGACTCCCTCATACCATACATCGATAACTTTAGAAACCTTTTCAAAGTTTCCTTCCTCCATCATTTCAGTAGGTGGGTTGAATGAGTCATCTTTCTCAACCATGTTTGTATTTCCAGAATCAGTAATCTTTTTCTTGTATACAACATTCTTTGTTGTCTTATAGTTAAAGTATAATAACGTAGCTGTATCATTGTTAAATATATCATTCTGATACATCTGAGATGTATTATAGTAGTCTGCCCAGCTCTGACTATATTTTGAAATTTCTTTCAAGTCATCACTTGTTAGAGTTGTATCTATTTTTCTAAGCTCATTTACAGATACTGTCTTTACCTCACCCCAATAGAAACAATCCTTGAAGTTTGGGTCTTCAGTATAACTATATACAACATTTGCTGGATCAACATAAGATATTTTTACTCCGTCACCCATTAAGAATTCATGCTTCGCTATCCCTATACCAAGTACAGTAATATCGTAGTCAATCCTTTTTCTGATGTCATCATAATGATTGGCATCAAATAATGTATTTATAGCAGTTTCCTCAGCAATCTCAATTGCAGGCTTATAGTTAAGCTGCATATACAATGAAAGCTCTTCGTCTGTGTTAGGAAGCTCATCTGGACTAGTCACAAATGGATTAGCCCCAGTCTTATCCATAATAGTTTGAAGAATAGGCTTGGCAACCATCTGTCCCTCAATCATATCTTGATAAGAGCTTCTATTATTTTGAGACATCGCATCTTGAGCGTATGCCTTAACTTTAAATAATCTATCAGACATTCCGTTTACGACAATGTCAATAAATTTAGGAAGCACAGGAATTGGTGTCCAATCTAAATTAAGATAAGACAAGTCACCATCTACAGATAATTCATTCTTATATTTCGCAATCGACTGCTCTCCACGAGCATATAATCTTAATCTATGAAATTCTTTCCATTGACTATAGTATCTGCTACCACTTCCGTCTTTTTTAAACCACTCATATTGAATGGCTTGACCAATCTGAAGACCGAATTCATCGCTTGATTTCACTGAGTCTGAGGCAAACTGATCAGGAAACGCTGAAGATGTAATGTTTATTTTAACGTCTTTCATCTAATTATCTCGCTTATTGTTCCTTTATTACTATACCTTGCAAAGTTAATCTTTATTTTTGATTGTTTTTTCTGCGGTAGGTAAAGATTTTTCTGCGTAGCCATTATAGCTAGTCCAGAACTAATAGACGCATCATGCTTTGTTCTGTCTGAAATATCAAACTTAGCCCAATCTTCTAATGTCCTAATAAATATCATATCTCCCATATCTCCCACATCTCTATACGTTCCGTCATTATCCATGCCTACGTACTTTTCTATGTATGATTCTATAGCTGATGCGTGAGCTTGTTTAATGTCCTCACTAGAGTTAGGTATTCCACCCAGTTCTTTTTCTGTCTTAGATAGATTTGTGTAATGCTTATCTGGTCTGTTCATACAAAAACCCCTATATCCTCTATTTTTAAAATGGTAAAGAAGTCTGGGTTTATTGTTCTCAATAAGTATCGGCATACCGTAAAAAACACAAGCCATCAATACGTCTTCATAGAATATCTCAGCAGTCTGTGGTCTAGCTATATATTCCAAGAAAAAAGTATTAACTGGAGCTTCATCCATATGGTATGTAGTTAACCCATGAAGAGCACCATTAGATCCTCCTCCTCCAACCACACCTGATATGTCGTAGCTATCACACCCAAACGCTCCTATATGATCATTTCCTGGAAACTTAATCCCATTCTTAACTATGATCTTGTTTTGCATGTGTGCTTTTGGATTCCAGCTTATATAAAATCTTCCACTATTATTTGGACTAAATATTACCTTAGTATCATTTATGCCATCCTTCCAAGAAAATGAACCTCTGGTTACGTGATGGTCTTTTATTAATGAGTCATTATAGTCAATTTGCTGGTATATCTTTGTTAAGTTGAATAGGGATAGTTTGCTCTCGTCTCTAAATGCATGAGACTCTGTTCTAGGAAACTGTCTATAGAATTCATTTAATGCATCAGCATCGTTCTTTAGCGAATCTACCTCAGCCTCCCAATAGTCAATAGCACCATTGTGTATCATCTCATTGTCAATACCAAGTACAGGTTTCTCAGGTCTATGGAACACTGGCATACCATATCTATCAATAAAGCCCTCCATATTCCATTCCATCGGAATGAACAACGAGTACAGACCACTCTTAGTCTGACCATTCATATTGCGATTATTTACATTTGAATCCTCATATAGCTTCTTGAAGTTATCTCCACCCTTTGACAATGCATTTGATGTCGAACCCATCATACACTTGCCAATAATTTTAGATCCTAAACGTAGACAGGTCTTTGTTACCCTCCAGTTATTAAGAATATTATTTGGCTTAATCCACTTGCCACTTTCGTCATGAACCAGTAGTAGCAATTTCTCACCATCATAGCTATTATCATCTGTATTTTTCCAATCTATTGTTGTGTCAAGACCCTCGACATCATCAGCCTCTTGGGTATACATATTTTTTTTAGTAATCTTTGATGCAGGAATTCTAAACGCCAATTCAGTCTTTGGCTTATCCATACCATCTTTTATAGGTTTAAAGAAGAATGGAAGCCTATTTGTTATAGGGACAACCTTATCGGTAAACATCTTCTTGGCATCAGCCCCTGTCTTTGAAAGTATGCCAACCCTTGCATCTTTAGCAAGCGTTCCTATGTTAGAACACTCAGAAGAACTCATAAACGAAAATCCTGAACGTCTAATCTTCAAGTAGTCTATGCCGAATGATCTATTATCTGCTCTGCATGCTTCCCAGTAGATGTAAAGAACTCTGTTTGCTTCTCGATAATCTGGGTATCCAATATCTATACTAGCCCATTGTAGGTACATATAATGAGCTCCAGTGATGTAAGTTGGAACTCCATTATTCATAAACCAAACACCATCCTCTCTTTTGTCAAATTCAGACTCTATGTAATCAACCCATCTATCCTTAAACTCTGACGGCTTCTCATTCCACTGAAATATTGATTGAATCTTTGATAGCTCATTAGGTAGTTCAGATCTTTCCCAATACTGATCCTTCTTGACTGAACTTCTTTGTATATATTCTTTTGGAGTTTTTGGTAACGCAACAACAAGACCCTGTATTGATACTATATCTCCAATCTCACCTGTCTTAGATATAACAATAACATCATACTTCTTGTCGTATCCATACGCCCAAGACTTAGCCTTATTCTTGCTTGATATAACACTATTAGGTATTACATTCTCAAGCTGTATATATAAACTATTTTGATCTTCGTTCTGCAAATCCTTGTTTTGTATATGTCTTACTTACTGGTCCTGATGCTGACTCTATAGCTTCTTTCTCGGACTCTATCCTACTTAGTATCTCAAATGCATCAAATATAGCAAGCTTCTTAGTAGCCGCTGCGTTCTTTAGTCTATCCGCTGACAATGCATCTTCGGGGTCAATCTTTATAATAGACTCCTTCGCAACTTTTATTAATTGCTCAACAGCCGCATGACCAGCTTCAATTATCTTTAACTTTATTTCCTTTGAATCCATCGCAAAATAATTTAGGTATAACCATACTTATATGGTGGTCGTACATTCTATAAAGTTTCTCTCCGTCAACATTAAACTCATACTCAGTCCCAGGCATAAAAGTAACCAAGTCACCTGGCATAACCCCCTTGCTTTTTAAGTAATCATTCGGGTACTTCATCTCACCTATAAGCGGCTCTTCACTTAATGGTTTAAATATATATGAATCAACTGGGGGAATAGGTTTAATGAAGCAATATCTATCGTATGCATTCCACTCGTCTCCATTGTAATACATAAAGAACTGTTCGGTATCAACAAAGAATAGGTCATCCTTGAAATAGCTTCTGCCACTTCTTTGGTTTCCTCTCATGTCATTATAGAACTTAAATACATTATGGTGAACAAGAAGTATGTCTCCAGATTTTATATGACCATCATATCCAATCGGAACATCTATAACCTCTGCATATCTATTTGAGAATTTATGGTCCTCCTCGGATGTGCTTACAATGAGATCTACGTTACCAATTTTTTTGATATTACTATATCTCTTGCCATCAAGTGGTTTGACTATAAAGTCAAATGGTGATTTCATTAATTTAATTTAATTTATACAACCACTAAGATACCACTTATATGGTACTAGAAGTTTATATTGTACTCTATAGATACTGGGACTGTATCTGTGAATTCTTTCCACAACAGTATCTCGTCATTTTTCTCAATCCAAATCTTTATATACATTGTATTGATATCTAACTTTATCAGGTGTATTTTATAAGACGAGCCAAGCACCTGCTGACCCACTATGTAGTGCATCGCTCCAGACTTGTAGTCTGGTCCTATAGATATTTTTCTAATATCCATATTAGTTTAATTTCTGTATATAAATTGAAGCGGAAGGAATGGACGACCATGCAGAAGCTGATTGAGTAATTAAACTACCCTGGTCTATTCCTGCTAAATCTCTCATTATCTCAAAAGTACAAACTGTTGCAGGAGATGTAACCTCTATAAGTTGAGATGTTTCTAAAGGTAACATTTCATTTGTATTAGTTAAATCAACTCCTTTTGTTATTCCATGCTGTAAAGAATTAACTAAAAATCTATATAAAAGACGACAAAACCCACCATTACTCCCTATTCTTTGAACATTTGCATATCCGCTTAAGAAATAAGTACCAACTTCATTAAATCGAATAAGTCCATATTGATCAATTTGTACAGGATCAGAAACAGTACCTTGCGCAGATCCAAATGTTACCTGAAGAGGAACTCCTAATCCAGAAGGCATCTGATTAACAAAAGATGACGCTTTTAACACTGAGGTTAAATTTACTGGCTGTACAGGAATATCAATCCATTCTACATTTGTTCCAACAGACGATAAGACCTGACCAGTTGTTCCTGAAAGTCCACTTTCATCTGTTAATGTTCCAGTAACAGCTAATGTATCAGAGAATGTACTAACCCCAGATAGTGTGATATCTTGAGCTGATGTATTTCCAGCAGACAAGACTTCATCTAAAGTAGATGCTGGAGTTAATCCAACTATATCAGATATTAAATAGTTACTTGTTACTCCAGATCCATCTTCATCAGTTCCTATAACTTTATCTAATAAGCTTGGAGTTTGATCTAATGGGTACGTACTAATCTTTGCCATTTTCTTTTTCTTTTTCTACGTATTCAGAATTTTTTACTTCTCCTGTTTGAATATTAATAACTGAATCCTTTCCATATTTCTCAATAAGTAAAGCTTCCTCTGTAGAGTATACTTTTTTCAATTCATCTACTTCTTTCATCAATGAGCTTTGTGCCATAACTGTATCAGCAAGCTTCATTTTTGTTTCATTAAAATCACTTACTAATTTTCTAAATGACTCTAACTCTTGTTCTGATAATTTTATCATAATAATTTATTTAATTTGAATTTAATATCACAAAGATAATACAATATTTCTTTTACTTATTTTATACACCTACTTTAAAATATAAATTAATAATCCACTGAAAATTGCACTACCTATTAAGGCTAAGTTTTTTTGTCGCTTAAACTTTTTTAAATCTCTGTCCCTATCCTCAATATCTATTTGCAGAGAGTTTGTCTCTATTTCTTGAAACTCGATGATTTCCTTTAGACCGAGTATCGTTTTGTCCTGCATGAATACAACGCTTTCTAATGTCTTAACTTGCATCCGTTGCACTTCGATAAGGCTATCCTGAGTAATAACTATTGTAACGGTATCTTTGCGCTCTTTTGCTTGTAAAATTTGAGTAACTAAATTGGTATTTTCCCGTTTAAGCGGTTTTAATTCCGCACGTTTAATTTCTGTTCTCGCCTCTATTTCCTTAACCTCTTCTTTGCGCTCTTTAATCTTCTCCTTTATAACCTTGTCTTGTATTGGTTTTTCACATTGCTTACAGTTTGATAGATACCCCAAAAGAAACGCCACCAATACAGCAATTACTATTTTATAGTTTAAGTTTTTATAATTCATAACTATTCGTTTCTGTCTATTTAGAACATTAACGCACAAATAAGGAGGATTAATAGTATTACGCTCATTTGTTTATTTTTTGTAAATATACAAAAATAAAAACCCCCACATTTTACTGTGGGGTAATAAAACATACATTAAAACAAATAATTAATAACAATTATACAAATATAATATTAATTTTCTTTAATACAACAAACAGATATTAAATCTTTTTTTCCTTTAAAAGCAGGAATTAAAATATTCCAATAAAAAAACGCATCATTCATAACCATACAACCAACTGACCAAGCACCAATAATCCAAGTCAATAGCTTACTTTTATTGGTGTAGCTATTAAAGTGAATATTCGTGTACGCAATTTCTTCATAAACTTTGCCCTTTTCATCGCTTTTAAGGTCTTTATTTCCGTCACGGTAATAC